TCCAAAACGACTGCGGTCTGGTATCCGATCTTCTTCTGAATAAGTAACTGTAAAAGTCTAGGATGCTGTCCATTAGGAGAGCGTAAGCCATCATCAAAAGAAAGCCCACGAGAAATAAAGTCATTACTAATAGATACGCAATCATTTCTAAAGTGATAGGTAAATGCTTCTTTACGTTTTCTATAATCCATATAAACATCTTTACCATCGTTTTCCAAAAGATTACCAACCCATCTCTTGCTATCTGCAAGAAAGTTAGCAACAAAGAAATCAAGTATATTATCTTGTCCATATTTTGTACTTAACTTATGAAAAAAGTATCTATCCTTTCTCTTTGTAAAACTATCAAGTGTTGCATTAACTTTTCCACCATACTTTATATAGTCATATGACTTTGATGTAAAATGTAATTTAACACCAAGATAAACTTTATATACATCAAACCCACCATACATTATATTGGTAATTGACCACACTTTGGAAACTTTAACATCTTCAAGTTAGTGGCTTCTAATTTTATTTTTTCTTTTAATGATTTTGAAACTAATGATGATATAGTTCCTGTGTCAATATCGTTCTGTTCACAATACCATACGATGGCATCCATATAAGATATTCTTTTCTCTTTTACTATACTCTCTATATTCAAACTAAATTCTTTACTATTCATTTCACTCCTTAAATGGTGGTTACTGACGCTAGCGTTCACCACCAATGTTATAACTCTATTAATATATCACATATAATGTTATATGTCAACCTTGTTTTGGTATTTCAGTAATCAAATCAAATGTATGAAATAAAACACATCTCTCAAGTGCACTTGGTATATCTAGTACAGCCATTGTGTGACCTGTTTTCTCGTTAATCATATAAGTCAACATATAAACTGGTTCACCATCTTCTACCATACCTGTTCTACCTAATGATAGATGAAATGGTTTTAAATTGTAGTGATCTATATATGTCTGTATACCTTGTGGCGTACCACATAAAGCAGGCAATTCTAGTTGATAAAGTTCTCCTACAGTTTTTTCATGGTCAGCGTTTGCTGATAACACAAATAAACTAAAAAGTAATCCGATTATTATTTTATTCATTTAGCCCTCTCTATGATAAAATGTGGGCCACTTGTTTGATTAACTTGCTTTGATTTTATCTTTGTTTAGTTCTTCATAATATTTATAAAAGTCTTGTATAGCCGTTTCTAGTTTTGACATATAATCCTTTTTCTCTCTAATATATGATGATACAGTACCGTCTTCAGCAGCAAGTAATATAACAATTTGTTCGATTGGTTTACCAAACATTTCTTCATACATAATAGCATATGCAGTTGTTTGTAAGAAGTAGTTTTCAATCCAATCTTCTTTTCGTTCTTTGTTTGCTGTTTTAAAATCAATTACTGACAACTTACCATTGTATTCAGCAACACAGTCAACTTGACCAGCGATAGTTAACTTCTTACTATACATAATTGTTTCTAAACAATGTATGTTATCTATTTGATCTACGTATGGTTTGATTAGTCTGAATAGACCTAATGGAAGTACACTACGCTCACTTGGTGTTTGACCTTTGATGTATTGTTCTATAAGTAAATGAGTTGCTTTACCTCTACGAGCCGCTCTATTCATTTCCCAATTGGCAACTTTCTCACCAATACTATCACGCCATTTTTGTAAACCTTCTTTTGAGCGAATACCTAAAACAGTGGTTACAGATGGGTAACCTTTTCCCTCTATATCGTAAAAACGAAAACCATCAACTTTCTTACCTTTAGTAACAGGTAGTTTTGATTGATCTAATTCTATAAACTTAAATTCTTTTTTTGCCATAATATTTTATTCCTTATATTGTAAGAGTTCATTATAACATAAAAGCCCGAACAAGTCAACTCTCATTCGGGCTCTTATCATATCTAACTTAACTTGCTTTTCTATGATTTTCCGACCACATTACTTTGTAGTTATTTAAATTCATAGTTCCCATAGATTGATTATGATTTTTTCTAACCATAACCATATTATCCATAGTGGATCTACCTCCATCAGAATAACTTTCTATGTGTGCAGCTTCAGCGTCACTTAAAGAAAGTGGTAAACCATCAATAAAACATAACCAGTTTTGTTCTGATAGTTTTGTTTCTCTTTCTAATTTTGTATATGATCTCTTAACATCTTGTATTGTCACATACTTTTTAAAAGTAAACACTTCCAGTAACCAAATTACAGTTTGTTTAATTTTCTTCTCGTGGTGAGGAGCACCTAGATATTTTGTAAATGCTTCTGATACCATGAGACCTCTGTCATCAAAATCAATCTCTTTATATTTACTGATTTTAATATTACCATATTTTTTACTATTATCTGATATTAGTAAGAAAGCATTTCTATATGCTTTCATAAACGCAACATAATCATCAACTTTAATTTTACCATAATTATCTATCATATAAAAATATAAAAAAGATAACATTTTAAAATCTTGTTGTGTTAGACCACCAGCAAAAGTTTTTTTAGCATTTGCACATCTTAATAAAAACTTGCAATGCTCATTTACATTATCTGTTAGTTCTTTTATGTTTAAATCATTACTTTCGTACATATTTTCTAAATCATCATCAGAAGATGCACCTAACAAAGATGGTTGTGTGTAACGATAAGTAATTCTAGCTAAAAGTTCTTCTACTTTTAATCGTAGATTATTAAACTCTAAATATCTAAACTTACCATCAATACTACCTAGTTCAAATAATTGATTTATAGTATTATCAATACCTGGAACAACTCTAACAGAATTTCTAATTAAATTTGCTACTGGAATATCACCAAATGAATTTAACATCTCCATATGGTTTACATCAGTTGTTTTATTTAAAGTTCTAAAGATATAACCTCTAGTATATTTGTCTAGTGGGTCATAAATTACAAATGATAACTCATAATTTAAAAATGCATCTTGCTCTTCGATAGAAAGTTGATTAAAATACTTTCCATCAATTTTAAATTTATTTGTTACATATTCGTAGATATATCTTTTTCTATGACCACCATCTACAGAATCATATTCATACTTTGGATTACTTTCATTTTTAACCAAAGTTATTTGACCAATATCAATTAGTCTTTTGATAGTATCAATTATACCTTCTCTTTTATCATTACCTGTTGTTATAGGTAATCTTTGTCCTATAGGCTGACAATCTATTTTTCTATGATATTCTTCTACGAATTGTTTTATTGTTCTGACTAAACGCTTGAATTGTTTAGCACGTATTTTTTGTTTTAACGTCATATATTACTCCATTTGGCATATTGCCTTGTTATTATTTCCCATATTGGGTTAGTATAGAATCAACTTCTTGTTTCTATTCTTATAATATATCACATTTTGAGTAATTTGTCAACCCTAAAATAAAAAGGCGCCATTTTAGACGCCTTTTTCACAGTATAAATTGTTAATCTCGTCAGGAGTTCATTCACCAGCCGGTTTTGGTTTAGCGTGTACTCTATACGAATATGTTTCATACTTTGTTTTACGAGTTTCCGGATCTCTGTATGCTCTTAAAAACTGTTTTCTATTGTCTTCTTTGTTCTTAAATGAGCAGTGTATCCAACCACTATTCTTTTCTTCAGGATTCCAGTATTCCAAAATCAACTGATCGTAATCTAAATTTTTATCAATGTAATGTGCTAGTTCTTGGTTTGACACACCAAATATTTCAAAATCAGCCGCTTGACCTTTCGCATGCTGTGAAGTTGATGATGAACCAATCGCCTCACACAATACAATACTTCTAAAGCCACTAGATACAGTAACTGGAGTTGCATAATGATCTCGTATGGGTTGAAGCACGTTCTCACATAATTTTTGTAAAGCATCGATCTGATCTTCATTTGGATTATTGTCGATACCTTTACGTACTGCTGTTTGACTAGCAGTAAGTTCTTTTAAGCTAAAGTTTTTGCTTAGTTTCATTATTGACCTCTTGTTAGTTTAAGTAATTTTTCTATTTGTGCCTTAATGATTGGAGCTCTGTTCGGCCAATGGATATAAGGCTCATCTTACTTTTGTAAATTATATAAAAATGGTAATACTATTTTTTCAATATCTTTAAATCTCTGATTTATAGTTTCATCAGATATTTCTTTTGTTATAGTTTCTTTTTCAGATGCTATCTGCATTACCTCATTCATCATAGCTTTAATATCTGATACATCTGATTTTACTTTTGATAATTCTAAATTCGAATTTTCTAATACTTTAGGATCAATGGCTGGTTGTGTTGTTTCTGTTGGTTTTGACACTGGTGTTATACCCCAATCTTCATCAAGGTCAAACCCACGCATATAATCTGGTATATCGTCTGCCATTATTTTTTA